ACATATAAAGAAAACATGAAACCAAATTTAATTAAGATTTTTAAATTTATAGAGGATAAGATAGGTAAAAAACTTAACAGTGGACAGTCCTTTAGATTAAAACTGATCTACGATCCAAGCTCTCTTACTAAAGAAGATCTAGATATAAAAGGAAATCTTATCCTAAGTAACACTCAAATTCAATCACTACCAAATGGTTTAACAGTAGGAGGATATCTTGACTTAGAAAACACTCCAATTCAATCACTACCAAATGATTTAACAGTAGGAGGAAGTCTTTACTTATTTAACACTCCGATAATTTTTCTACCAAATGGTTTAACAGTAAAAGGAAATCTTGACTTATTTGACACTCCAATTCAATCACTACCAAATGATTTAACAGTAGGAGGAGATCTTGACTTAAATAACACTAAAATTGAATCACTACCAAATGGTTTAACAGTAAAAGGAAATCTTACCCTAAGTGGCTCTAAAATTAAATCACTACCAAATGGTTTAACAGTAGGAGGATATCTTTACTTAGTTCACTCTCAAATTCAATCACTACCAAATGATTTAACAGTAGAAGGAAATCTTTACTTAAATAACACTCCAATATCTAAAAAATATACGGAAGAAGAAATAAGAAAAATGGTACCTAATGTAACAGGTAGAATATACATATAAAGAAAACATGAAACCAAACAACCAAGAAAATAGAAAATTAACGACAGTTATGGTAAACACAGAACTTTTCCAAGAATTTAGGAAAGAATCTGTACTAAGGAAGTTTACCTTACAAAAACTAGTAGAGAAGAGCATATTTCTTTACCTTACGGATCTAGAGTTTCGGGAAAGCATTCATAAGCTAGTAATATCCTCAGAAAAGGGAGTTGGTTACTAGTAGGGAATAAACTATCTTACTAAGACACTATACTAAACAAATGAAAGAACAGTTTTGCTACTTAGAAAAAAAGGATCGTAAGAAAATACTTCTACTATCGGACGATATCCGACACCACAGTGGCGTAGGAACGATTTCGAGAGAAATAGTAATAGGTACATCACAGCACTTTAACTGGATAAACTTAGGTGCAGCTAATAATCACCCAGACACTGGGAAAGGTTATGACCTATCTGAAGAAGTAAATAAAATAGTGGGAATTGAAGATGCTGATGTAAGGGTATTTGCAAATAACGGATACGGGGATGTAATGCAAATCAGAGCTCTAATAAAGCAGGAATGTCCAGATGCAATTATGATCTTTACAGATCCAAGGTACTGGATATGGTTATTTGAAATTGAAAGGGAGATTAGAAATAAAATTCCTTTACTTTATGTAAATATTTGGGACTCGGTTCCAGCTCCACTCTACAACAGGTCATACTACGAATCATGTGATTTACTAATGGCTATTTCAAAACAAACCAAAAACATTAACGAAATGGTTTTGGGAGAAAAAGCTAAGAATGTACTTATAAAATATGTACCACACGGTATAAACGAACAACTATTTTTCCCAGTAACAGAGAAAGAAGGCTTAGATAAACTAAAGCAATTTAAACAGGACCTATTTCAAGGGAAGGAGATTGACTTTGTAGTGCTTTATAATTCAAGAAACCTTAGGAGAAAATCCCCGGGTGATGTAATTCTTTCATACAGGTTATTCTGTGATACGATAGGTGAAGAGAGGGCAAAACGTTGTGCACTTATAATGCATACACATGCTGCAGATGAAAATGGAACAGATCTATATAAGGTAAGGGAAGCTATCTGTGACGAATCCTATGTAAACGTATTCTTCTCACAAGGAAAAATACCCACACTAGATATGAATCTTCTATATAATATTTCAGATGTAGGGCTTTTGATTAGTTCTAATGAGGGATGGGGACTTTCCTTAACAGAATCTATGATGAGCGGTAAGATGATTATTGCAAATACTACGGGAGGTATGCAAGATCAAATGAGATTTGTAGACGAAAAAGGTAAGTGGATTGACTTTACTCCAGATTTTCCTTCTAATCATAGAAAGACTTTTACAGAGTGTGGGGAATGGGCAGTACCGGTTTTTCCTTCAAATATGTCACTAGTGGGAAGCCTTACAACTCCCTATATTTTTGATGATAGATGTGCACCTGAAGATGTTGCAAAAGCTATAGAAAAGGTATATAATATGGGGAAAGAAGAAAGAGAAAGAAGAGGAGCATTGGGAAGAGAATGGGTGACTTCAGATGAATCTGGAATGTCAGCTCGTATAATGTGTCAAAATATCGTAAACGTAATTGACGAAACTTTTGAAAAATTTACACCAAGATCAAGATTTGACCTACATAAAATTAAAGATAGGCCAAAGAAAAAAATAACACATAAACTACTATATTAAAATGGGACTTAGTTTCAACATATACAGACAGCAGCTTTTAGAGGTGGTATCAATCTACGATACCTTAGATGAAATTTTTGATACAAAGCCCTTTAAGACGGAATTTAGTTTTAGTAAAGATAATACAGGATCTGTAGAGGTAGCTCCATTTAGGGACTTAAAATATAATGAGATAGCTATTTTTTTCTACCACGAAGGTAACGACCTTTATACCCTAGACTTTACAGTTAATCAATCAAGCTTTAAAGCTACTAACACTAAGTATACGTTGGTAGACTACTCAACACTACTGAGTACGGTAGCACAGGTAACTTCACAATTTCTAGAGAAATATAGCCCACTGGGACTTAGAATAACGGGAACAAATGTATGGAATAAAATTAAATATAATTCTCAAGCAGAGGGACAAAAAAACAGAATATACACCTTCTTCTTGTCACAAGTAGATGACAAAGGCGAATATATGGTAGATAAGTCTGTACAGGGTACCATAGCGTTAATGAGAAAGTAAAACAGAAAGAGTTTATATGAATACAAAAATAAGTTGCATAGTTTCAGCACCTCCGGATACCTACAGTGGTTACGGCAGAAGATCGGTAGATTTTATTAAAGCATTAATAGAAAGTCAACCAGACTGGGACATAAAAATACTGTCACAGAGATGGGGAACTACGAGATTCGGATACCTAAAAGATCACGGAGAAGAGGAACTGATCTCTAGAATTATTCCAAATATAATACAGAAGCCAGATGTATGGATTCAAATTTCGGTACCAAATGAATTTCAAAAGATGGGGAAATACAATATTGGAGTGACAGCAGGGATAGAAACTACACTTTGCGATCCTTCTTGGCTTGAAGGTTGTAACAGAATGGAACTGGTTTTAGTATCTTCTGAGCATGCAAAAAAAATCTTTACTGGTACAAAATACAACGTAGAAGACAGTCATACAAAACAGGTAACCGGAACAATAGAGTTAAAAACTAAGATAGAAGTTCTCTTTGAAGGTATAGATACTAAAACATATCTTCCAGTAACATCTCCAAGTAACTTTAATCTAGAACAGGTGTCCGAAAACTTCTGCTTTCTAGTCTGCGGACACTGGTTACAGGGAGAGTTAGGGCAGGATAGAAAAAACATTGGATTTACAATTAAATCTTTCCTAGAAACGTTTAAAAATAAACAGAAGCAACCTGCAATGATAGTAAAGGTGCAGATAGGAGCTGGAACATCTATTATAGATAGGGAGATGGTTTTGGATAGAATTGATAGTATAAGAAAAACAGTAAAGGGGAACTTACCTAACATATATTTGATACACGGTGAACTAACAGATGCTGAAATGAACGAATTGTACAACCATACAAAAGTTAAAGCAATGGTTTCTTTAACTAAGGGAGAAGGTTTTGGAAGACCTTTACTAGAATTTAGTATGGTAAACAAGCCAATAATAGTTAGTAACTGGTCAGGACCTTTAGATTTCTTAGATAAAGACTTTGTAAGATTCGTAAACGGAACGTTGACACAAGTACATGCCTCTGCAGTAGTTGATAAAATGATTTTAGCTAACAGTGGATGGTTTTCGGTTGATCCGGTTGATACTGGGAGAGCATATAGAGATATTTTTGACGACTACGAAAAATGGGTAAATAAAGCAAAGAGACAGGGACATAAGTCAAGAACTAACTACTCATATGATCATATGGGAATTACGCTAAAAACTATGTTAGATACGCACATACCGGAGTTTCCAAGACAGATTAAACTTAACCTTCCTTCACTAAACAAAATTAAACTACCTTCACTTACGAAGATAAAATAAGAAAATAATGGAACAACTAATAACATGTCCACGTTGTGGAGGGAATGCTTGCTACCTACAGCAGGTAACAGAAGAAGTAGTAACGCAATTTTGCTTTGGGTGCGGATGGACGACATCGTCACTTATGGTAGAAGGTAGCGAAATAGTAACACAGACACTAGAAACGTCTCCGGAACTATATAAAGATTTAATGTTTGTAGATGAAAAACAACTGGTATGGTTCCCAGCTACAGTAACACTCCCAGGGAAAGGGATGGTATTCCTAGATGGTAATTCAAAAGATGCTTGGAGATGGACAGCTGTAAAATCTATAGAAATACTAGAAGAAGAAAAAAGTAAGTTTCCAAAAGAACAAACACATAAAATGGATATGAAAAATAGTAATCATTTTGAGAAAGAAGATTTTATGGAAGCCCTAGATAGTATAGATTTCTTTAATGTAGAGGTTGTAGAATCGAAGTAGATTTCATATATTAATTATATGAACACGAATACAGTAAATATAAGCTACGGAATTACAGTTTGTAATGAAATACAGGAGACGAAAAGACTGGTTGAATTTCTCCATTCAAATAAACGTGAACAAGATGAAATAGTGTTATTATTGGATAGTCCGAAAGTACCTGAAGAACTACGAGACTGGTTATACAGATACTCTTCTGCAAACTGGATTAAACTAATTGAATCAAAGTTTGAAGGACATTTTGCTGATTGGAAAAATAAACTTAACAGTAAATGTTCAGGAGACTACATCTTTCAAATAGATGCAGATGAAATGCCGAGTAGAATTCTAATAGAACACCTACCCTATGTACTAACAGAAACTACTAAAGTAGATGTTATTTTAGTTCCTAGGATCAACACAGTTGAAGGAATAACAAAAGAGCATATTGAGAAGTGGGGATGGAACATAAATGAGAAAGGTTGGATTAATTATCCAGACCTACAAATGAGAATTTACAGAAATATCCCTGAGATAAAATGGAAGAATAAAGTACACGAAGTATTGGAAGGACATAAAATATACTCAGTATTTCCTGTAGAGGATGAAGAGTTTGTACTGTATCATCCAAAGACAATAAGTAAACAAGAAAAACAAAACAGTTACTATAACAGTATGTAAAAAGAATAAATACTACTATAAATTCTAAACACATAAACTAATGTCACACCCACAACAACAGAACTACCTAAGATCAATTCGAGATAAATTTCCTGATAAATTCAGTAACTGTTTTGTACTGGATATAGGGTCTTTAGATATAAACGGAAACAATCGAGGATTATTCCAGGAATGTAAATACACCGGTATTGATATAGGTCCTGGAAATAACGTAGATGTCGTATGTAAGGGGCATGAATATAGAAGTGATCAACTTTTCGATATTGTAATAAGCTCTGAGTGTTTTGAACATGACTATTACTATACAGAAACTCTGGTGAATGCCTACAAACTTCTTAAACCAGGTGGCTTACTATTATTTACCTGCGCAACTACAGGAAGAGCGGAACACGGAACAACAAAGTCAGATTCAAGTTGGGCAAGTCTACATACAACAACCATGTGGGGGGACTATTATAAAAACTTAACAGAAGAGGATATTAGAGAAGTACTTCCTCCCGAAAGTCTTTTCAGTCAGTTTGAGTTTCGAGTAGACAGTAGTTCGTATGACCTGTACTTCTACGGTATAAAGAAAATATGAAAAAAATACTTATAATAACTTATGGATTTCTAGGAGATATTCTATTTGCTTCCTCAATAGCTGAAAAATTACATGAGAAGTATGAAGAAGTAGAGGTAGACTATATAATAGGATTTCCCCAGCCCCTTAAGCTCCTTCAAAATAGTCCATTTACAAATAAGGTATATCTCTCAGAAACTAAAGGCCCAAGAGTGCAGCTCCCTGAAGATCTAGATATTAGTCTATATAACCATATTTATGAACTGCCAGAACTTCTACATGATACAACACCTACAGAGAGGTATCAGGAATACTGTGAGATAGAAAAAACTTCTTCGGAATATAAAATATACACAGATCCAAGTTTTGATCAAGCTGTTCAGTATGAATTTAAAATAGCTAATCCGGATAATGTAAAAGTGGTAGGTTATGTAGCTAATTGGAAGAATAGTTCGATTAAATATACGGAAGAAGAGTATGATAGGGGGTTGAGGAATGTTGACAGTATATTAACACATACTCACAATACTACTAGGGATATAGAATACATACTTAAAGAATTAGGTAAGGAGTTTATTTTGATACCTTTAGGATTTGATGCAGGTGTCAGCCAGTACCATGGTTCATTAGATGCTACAGCAAACTATACTAATCAGGCTTCTATAATAAAATATTGTGATATTGTAATAGGGCAAGAAGGAGGAATAACAAATCTAGCAGCAGGAGTAGGTACGAGGTGTATAATTACTACAGACTTTATGCATGCATTATATGGTCCAAAAGGTATAATGAGACAGCTTGTTGAAGTAAAATTAGGACCTAAAAACCTTTTTCCAAATAGTAAACACATTCACCTAAGTCCTTTTGTTAGTGATGAGGAAATAGTGGAGGCAATTAGGCAGTTATTATGAAGCATTTAAACCTTTTTATATTAGGATACGGTTCTTCAAAGTTTTTAGATGCTTGGATAGACCCCCAGAATTTTCCTAACACCTCTATTAGAATAGTTGATAATGGACAACAGGAATATTCTGAAAGATTAAAGCCATGTGTAGGATATACAACAGCCCGTAATATAGGATGTGCTGGAGGATGGAACTTAATTTGTGAAATAGCATTTAATGTAATGTCTCTAGATAGGGTACTAATAAGTAATGAAGATAACCTATACTCTGAAGAGTATCTACAAGCATTATATGAGCAATGTACACCACTAAACATAGCGGGCACGTATGATAGGGCTTTTGAATTTTCCCTATTCTGCATACATAGGGATACCTATAGAACAATTGGAAAATTCGATGAGAATATTATTATGGCTGCTGGGGAGGATAATGATTATAAACATAGATGTAAAATAGGAGGGGTAACAGTTTCATGCTTAGGGATTAGTGCAGATTATAATGCTTCTGAAACAGGAGGAGACACTATACCACTAATCAGGGATAAGAATATTGAATATGTAATAGGGAAGTGGAATAATTATTCAACAACACTAGCATTTAATAAATTTGAATACAATAAGCCCGAAACATTTATATCAGATAGGTTAAAAAGTCGCTATAATATTTCAGCATTTCCAAGTATTGACGAACTTAAAAAATATAGAGATGAAAATAATATATAGGATATCAGATGCAGGCTATAACAAGGTCAAGCCCTCCTACATATACAACGAAGCTTGTTTAAAGAACTTCTGTAAGATCTTTCATAAAAATCTTTCCGACATTTACATAATAGCGGATAACATATCGAAAGATACTTATATAATGATTGTAAAGTATATTGACCCTTTAAATATTGAAAAAGTATCAATAGGACATGGGGCTGGCACTTTCAACATAGCTCTAGATAAAGCTCTTCAGTATGCTGATGACGAAATAGTGTACTTTATCGAGAATGATTACTTACATAAGGAGAGGTCCTTTGAAATTCTAGTAGAGGGGTTTGATTTAGGAGCTTCATTCGTATCAGTGTACGATCATCCAGATAAGTACTTGGATACGTCTCGTGGAGGTAATCCTTACTGCGAAGGAGGAGCAGAAGATACGAGAGTATATTTGACAGGTAGTTCTCATTGGAAAATAACAAATTCAACTACTATGACTTTTGCAGCTAAAGTAAGTACACTAAAGAGAGTTGAACCGGTACTAAGAAAGTGGACTAGCGGAACACATCCGAATGACTTTCAAATGTTCCTAGAACTTAGAGAGCAGAATGAACTATTAGTAACACCTATTCCAGGGTACGCAACACATGGAGAAACAGCTTGGCTATCTCCACTAACAGATTGGTCACAAATATGATAAGCGTAATAATCCCAACATATAAATCACCTGAAGCATTAGACCTTTGTTTAAGGTCCTGTATAGAGGGACAGCAGAAAATAAACGAAATTATAGTAGTTGTTGATGGTTTTTATAAACAAAACAAAGAAGTTCTTGAGAAGTGGAAAGACTACATACAGTTACTAAATCTAGAGATGAACGTAGGTCTTTGTAGGGGTACCAATTTAGGGGTCTCAAATGCATCTAACAACAAGATACTTATAGTTAATGATGATAACGTATTCCCTTACGGATGGGATGAGACACTTGAACTAGAATGGGAAGAAGGGTGTGTAATAACTCCAAATCAAATTGAACCATTTCCAAGTATGTTTAAGCAAATACATATTAGGGATTTAGGAAGAGATCCTTCTACGTTTGATTTAAAGGAGTTTTGGAGTTACGAAAAAAACTACGTAAGGGAGGAAAAAAGAGATTTATGTGGGTCAACACTACCTATTTTTATGAATAAATTTGATTATTTAAGAATAGGAGGCTGGGATGAAAATTACGAACTGGGGATGGTGGCAGATTGGGACTTTTTTATGAAATGTGATATGGCTGGACTAAGTATGGTCAGAACCTACAATGTAAACTTTTATCATTTTGTATCACTATCGACAAGTAGCACAGAAGAAGTAAGAGCTAAGAGACATCAAGCTGAAACCGACGGACATAAGTATAGTAAATACAAATGGGGACAGTATATACAACATAATAGGGAGACTAACCAGAAATACATAAATTTATAACTATTTATAATAAAGCTAGAATATGAAACTAATAAACGAAATAAAGAACATCATCAGTGAAACAACTGCAATCAACTTTGAAGGTAGTAAATACATGTTAAACATAGGTGTAAATGAAGATCCAAATAAGAAAGGGATTAAGGTTCAATTCTTACCAACAAAGTATAGTGTAGTAAGTACACAGCATCAAGATGATATTGCCATGAAACTTGGAGCAAAACTAGATCAAGGTTTAGTTCCTTTAGGTCTAAAAGTTGAAAGAGACCGGGAACTAAAAGACAAGACGATAATAGGTTTCTTTATTTATATAGAGTATATTTCGAAAATCATTAGTAATGCCCTAAAAACAGCGGCAGCACCGGAACAGCCACAAAAAACAAAGTTATAAACATAAAATTAAGAATATGAAATATCAATTTCACCTAAAACAAGATCCAAATCAGGAAGCAATAGGAGCATGTGAAGCTGGAACAACAGACGAAGCACTAAGGTTTTTTGCACTTACAAAGATGTTAGCAGTGGATCATTTTCAAATACTATTTGGAATAAAAGAATATACACATGGAGAAGGAAAAACGCCAAATTCGCAAGGTTCTAAACAACTTCTTAAAGGTTAAGGTAGTCCTAAGGGAAAAAGATGTTGATAATAGTACTATGGAAAAAATACTGTTTATAAAGACTGTGTTACTACTAAGAGAAATTGAAGATAGAAGAGATTTTATGGAGATGGAATTAGGACTGGACATGTCAGTTTATGAAGAAAAGTTCCTACAGGTTGTTGAGAATCTTTTCAAGATACATTACACCAGAGAACAGGTAGCACTAATACACTATTATGTATACCAAATACCTTTACTAGAACACTTTGAAGGAAAAATAGATCTTTCTAACAGAAAGGTAATAACCACCGTACAATTAGAAACTCCCGAAGATTTATATAGGGTTGTAACTTCTCTAGAAAAAAACACTAAAAGGTTTGGTAGAGTAAAATAAAGTCATTATCTTTAGCTAAATAAATTAAAGTTATGGAAAAAATTAAATGTACAAAATGTAAGGAACATATGCCAAAGCTAAGATTAGTTCAGTATGGCTATTCCTTCTGTGTTAACTGTTCAACAGTTTCCCCTAAAGTAGGACGTATTAGAGTTGTTGGTGAAGGAGATCATACAGCAACAGTACTAGACGTTTTAGATCAAAGCACGGCTAAGTACCTACAGGAGATGGAAAACAATTCAAGGGGAGTAAAAAATAATCCCCTAGAAATACTAAACTACGATGAAGATGAAGTTCAAGATGATTATAAAGCTCTAGCTGAAGTAACAGAAAAGGTAGTAAAAGACGAGTTTAAAACAAAATACGAAACTATCGATGACGAAGATGAGAGTGAAGATGAGAAAGACTTGGAGTTCGTAGAACTTGAATTGGAACTAGAAGAGGAAGTAGATTAATGCCAAGAGCAAAATTTATATCAAAAGAGGATTGCCTAAGAGCAATGCACTGTACAAAGAGTAACAGGGCAGCAGCTAGATTTATGCGATGTAGTTTTATTCACTATAAGAAGTATGCTCGAACATATGTTGATGAGGTTACGGGTAAAAGTCTCTGGGAAATACACTTAAATCCTTCTGGGAAAGGAATCCCTAAGTTTCTATCTAACAAAGGTAAAAGAGCACCACTAAAGGATCTTCTCGAAGGGAAGTTAAGAATAGAGAGTTTTGATCCTTCTAAAATTAAACATCAGCTAGTATACGAAGGCTACTTGGTTGAAGAGTGTTATAAATGTGGATATCATGAAGAGAGGTTACAAGACCGTAGAGTACCACTTATTCTACACTTTAAGAATAAGGATAGAAAGAATTATGAACTAACAAATCTTGAACTACTATGTTATAATTGTTCTTTTCTATATAATGTTTCTGCTATTACCGATAAAATGGTACTAGCTCAAGAAGATTTTGTAGAGAAGCAACAAAAGGAGTTTGACTATGAGATAGACGAACATATGATGATCCACCTAAGAGAGCTTGGCCTTTGGAAAGAGGAAAAGGTAGGTGACGGAAGTCAATATATTTCTAAAACATATCTAGAGAATAGTGGGAAACAAAACGAGAAATACGGATTTGATGTTGAAAATCAAAGTCAGATGCCTTTTGAGTACCTAGAAGATTAAAATAAGAAAAAGTTGGTGACCTAAAAGAAAACAACTATCTTTACATATATTAAATAAAAGTTATGAAAAAACTAGAACTACATTCACTAGCTGAATTTGACGCAATATTTAAAGAGAAGTCTGTTGAGATTACTAAAAGTATTCAGCAAGATATACAAGAAGCTTTAAGGAGTGGGAGTAAGTCGGCTTCTTTATTTGAAATAGAGATAGAAGAATTGGGAACAGTTTTAGAAGTTTCTTTACCTAAGCACCAATGGACCATTGCTTTGGGGAACTGTCTAGAGCATTTTAGAGAATGGAACATGGTTGATGACGAGATTGATACTTATCTACTAATAAAAGAACTAAAAAATGAATCCACAACCATATAAGCACGTATTTACCTGCGAGATTACAGGTATTACGACAACATTTACCTACAGGGGGAGTTCAGTAGCTTCCGGTATACAGTCTGCAGTCTTTACTTATCCTCCTGGATATGACAAGGAATTAGAGAAAGAAGAGAAGCTACCGAAGAAACTTAAAACGTACATAAATCCGAAAACAGGTAGGACGGTCTCATACCAACGAGCAGTGTGGTTAGGAATTGTCGAAAAATAACTAAGAAAAAGTTTGGTAGTCTGAATTAAGTTACTTATCTTTAGGTATTATTAATAAGTAAAAATAAAAGTTATGATGACAACTTTCGAAAAAGGGTTAGGTTCCTACCTTACCAAAGAACAGGTTCAAGAAAAGGCTCCTGTAGCATTCTTAACTACACCAACAAATAGTAGGTTGAGTGTAAAATATACTCACATCAATTCCGAAACAATCATTGACGACTTAGCAATACTGGGATGGTATCCGGTTCAAGCTGCTCAAAGAAAAAGCAGAGGAGTAAACACTATTTTTTCTATCCATATGATATCTTTTCAAAATCCAGATATTATGATTAGGGGGAAAGATGGAGATGATGCTTTTCCTAGAATTATACTAACAAACAGTCACGATGGATTTTCAGCTTTTAATTTTAGGGTTGGTATCTACAGATTGGTTTGTTCAAATGGACTAGTAGTAGCTGATGAAGAATTTTCAGCCTTCAAAATTAAACACAAAGGATACTCTTTTGAAGAACTAAGAGGAGTTGTAGCACAGGCTGTTAAGGACCTACCTTCGAAAGTAGAGGTTCTCAATAGAATGCAGATTAGAATGTTAACAGAGGAAGAAAAAAGACAGTTGGCAATTGATGCAATGCAACTACGTACAAACGTTATAGATGCTAAGTACGATGATGAGACAATTACAGATTTACTAACTCCAATACGAGATGCTGATAACGGGGATGATCTATGGACAATATTTAATATCATTCAAGAAAAAATTACTCAAGGAGGATATTCAGCTGCTCTAGTAGGAGCCAAAGTAAGGAAGGTACGTAAGATTAAATCTTTTGAAAAGGATTTAAAAGTTAATCAAGAACTATTTAAGCTTGCAACAGCACTAGTAAATTAAATGAACAGAGACATTTACATACAGATGAGAAAGACCAACCAATATGATTTTGGTTGGTTTTACGAATACTATATAGACAACAGGGATAGTAAAAAAGATACTATTCCTTTCGAGATCTTTATACAAGCATTTAGGATGTATTTCCAAATGAGGAGTAAGGATATTCTAGAGCATCTGGATAAAAAATTTGGAGTACAGTTAATAGAAAACAAAGAGGGACAAATAATATACATCAACTAACATGGAAAAAGAGAAAAAAGAAAAGGGTAAGAAATACTACCAGACTATTTTAAAGAATGGTAAGACGTACGGAAAATTGTATCGTACACCACAAAGTGCTATTAGAGCTGTAGGTGTACAGAATATATTAAAGCTGATAGAAATAGATGCTCGTTTGGTTGATCAAAAACATATAGACTAATAAAAGTAAAATAATGGAAAATTTAATTAAGGGACTTGGAGCAGTTGGGATGGGTATCGGTATTATAGTACTACTGGGAATGGTAATGACCTACCCCGTAATGATGCTTTGGAACCACTGTTTAGTCGGAGCAGTGGACGGAGTAAATGTAATTGGAGCTTGGCAAACAGTTGGAATTTTAATACTGTTTCAGATACTATTCAAGTCAGATCTCAGATCAGGAAAGTAATGGTAAGAAAAACGTTTAGTCCCCTGGAAATAACTCCCTTTAAGGAATCTAAAGTAGACTTTTGGGTCGGTACGGCTCACTACAGGGTAGAAGGAAAGAAGATATTATTTTGTACAGGTGGAGTAGAATCTGAGAAAGCTATAAAAGAACTTGAAAAATACTTAGAGAAAAAGTTGGTAGTTTAGGTTATAACAATTATCTTTAGGTATAAATTTAAAACAAATAAAAATGATACTAGACTACAAGTTAATAGACAACCTAGAGTTTGACGGAATTGATAGAAGAGACTGTCCAGATTTTTGCGATGCTTATATTACCTCAGCAGACTATGACGGTAAAGAAATGACAGATGAACAACTAGATGTAATAAATGAAGATGCGGACTACATACACGAGCAACTTCAGGAATACCTCTATTAAAATAAAAACAAATAAAAGTTATGTCAAAAGAAACACTACAAAAACTACAACAGTTTGTTAACGAATCAAATCTTACGAACTCTTCTACAGATAAACTTACTGTACTAAGAAATTGGAGCAATGATGAGGACGTTAAGAAATGTATACACTATACGTATAACCTTTTTAAGAAGTTTAACACAACTTCTAGTAACTGCATTAAGAGGTCAGATTTAGTGGGACCCCCTAAACGTTACACGGACATGCTTAAACTATTGGATGATTTAAACGATAGAAAGATAACAGGGCATTCTGCAATTCAAGCTATGAACTCTTTTGTTAGGGACCATAGTGATTACAAAGATCTAATATGGTCTATCCTAGACAGGAACCTTAAGACAAGATCAACAACAGCAATGATTAATAAAATAATCCCAGGTCTAGTTCCAGTATACGAAGTAGCTTTAGCTTTAACATACGACAGTAGTACTTCAAAGAAAGTTGATTGGACAGATGGATGGTTTGTCTCAAGAAAGCTAGATGGAGTGAGGTGCATTTGTACCATAGATGCTCAAGGTGAACCTACATTCTTCTCTAGAAAGGGTAATGAATTTTTAACTCTAGGAAAGCTTAAAGAAGATATTAAAAAACTAGATCTATCAAACATGGTTTTAGATGGAGAGGTTTGTGTAGTAGATGAGAATGGAAATGAAAACTTTACTACAATTGTTAGTGAGATTAAAAGAAAAGACTTTACAGTGGAGAATCCAAAGTACATGGTTTTTGATCTACTCACAAAGGAAGAGTTTGAAGCAAAGAAATCAGATAGAAGGTTTGCCGAACGTTTTGCAGCTTTAGTAATTGTTTTAGGTCTTACGGAGGTGGATAGAATAGAAGAAGTCAGCCAGGCGCGAATAGCTAACGAGATCGACCTATTATCCCGAATCCAAAAAGCAAAAGAACTTGGATGGGAAGGATTGATGCTACGTAAAAACTCTACATACAAGGGTAAGAGGTCGGATGAACTACTAAAGGTAAAAGCATTCCACGATGCAGAGTATGTTGTTGTGGGTACAGAAAACTCCATATCAAGAATCATAGTAGAGGGTAAAGAGGTAGAGATTGAGTCCCTAAAGAATATAATAGTTGTACATAGGGGATGTAGAGTACAGGTTGGTTCAGGATTTAGTCATGAACAAAGAAAACTATATTATGAACATCCAGAACTAATAGTAGGTAAAGAAGTAAAAGTACAGTACTTTGAAGAGACTAAAAATCAAAATGGAGGATATTCATTAAGGTTTCCAACCTTTAAAGTAGTCTATGAAAATAGAAGAGATTTTTAATTAAAATAACGTTATGAAAATAGAGAAAAGGGAAACAGAAATTTGGGAAGGAACGTATAGGGGTGTTGACTTTGAAATCAAACATTTTAGAAGGCCGCCAAATGAATTTAATCATGAAGAAACACATCATTGGACTTACTACCTAATCATTGATCTTTCAAAAATACCAAAAGAAAGTAAGCCAAATCAACTTTGGTTAAAGGCTAAGCCGGATGATAAGGGAAGAGTCTTCTATAGGTATAACAACTGCTTTCTTATTAGTCATCTAGACTTTCACGGAGGATGTACATACTATTCTAAACTTGGGGGGTTTGATGGAAGTAGTAGGGTTGTTAAAATAGGATGTGATTACCAGCATTTGTGGGACGAAGGTTACATTTATGACCTAGAGTGGGTAACTGGAGATGTTATAAAAACAATAGAACAGTTCCTAACCTATATCCCGGATTATAAATATTGGTGTCAAGGGAATGGAGGACTATACAGTTTAAGTGAAGGTGTTGTAATGAACGGAACATTTCGTAGTAATGACTATTTCAAAGCTAAAAAAGCCACACTGAAGTAATCCCAGTAAGAAGAATAGTTAGAAGTATAGTAAGTAATATACCTGTAGAAGATAGATAATAAAGGATAATAGAGTATAGATATAAAGAGTTCTAACAAAGGGAATATATAGTGGTTATAGTGATATAAGGAATATGTATAGAGTGTGGGAGAGATAAGGAGATAAAGGGATATAAGCTACTACAATGAAAGGGTAGAAGAGTGTAAGGGTAGAAGTAAAGGAAGGAAGGGTAGAGACTAAAAAGGAAGGTATAGGGAGAGGTATAAAGAATAGTAAGAAAGGTAATAGTATGTGTAGAGGAGAGTATGGGTAAGGAAAGAGATAGAGAAAAGGGAATTGAGGGCCTGCACAGCCTTCCTTAGGACTTTCTAGAGGGGGGACTAATACTCCTTTTACTCTCCTCTAGTTCTACTACTAGACTATAAGGAGAACCTAAGAAACACTACTAGACTATAAGTACAAACCCGGCCCTAAACCCGGCCCTA